GTCCGCGCCAGTTCTAAGTTGATCGTTTATTGCCTGTCCATCGAGAAATGTAAGCGTCCATTGCACGTCCTTTCAGACATACAAAAGAGCACTTACACGTCAGGATAGCGCAGGTTTTACTTGTTGCGCTGCAGGCGCAGGAAGACGATTGGGAGGTCGCACTCCATGTGGGTGTCGCCCTGGTTCATCTCCCGTGGTTCCTCTGTGAACTGCACCCCTTTCAGGATGTCGGTGCGGATGAGGTCTCCGTTCGAAGGGTTGCCGTAGGCCACCACGATGTCCACCTCCAGTCCGAGGAGCCCGTTGGCTCCGCCGGCGTTGGCCAGCGTCTCCAGTTCGCTCTGGTGGAGCTTGACGCTTCCCTCGTAGCTGATGTTCCCCTTCTGCACGGCTATGGGCTGGTTGCCCTTGCCGTAGATGAGGCTCTTCTCCTGGGATGCCTTGTAGCTCACCCCGCTGATGCCGGTGATGGGCTTTCCGCCTATCACGACGCTCACGTCCGCCCATTCGTACTGTCTGGAGCTGAATGATCTTGTCTCTATGTTTGCCATTTGTTCCTCCTTTCTTAATCAGTTGTGTAGAATGACAGGTTGGCTTCGAGATAGTAGGCGTAGCCGTACGGCTTGACCTTCACGTCCACCACTATCTTGTTCGTTGACACGACGTTCTGCGAAGGATCGACATAGACCTTAATGCCGTTGTCTGTGTCGTCGTCCGGATCGGCTCCGAGGTTGCCTGCGTTGGCCATGCCCCTCTCGAGGGCGGTCTCGACCGCCGCCTCGATGCTCTTGGCCGTGGTGGTCGGGATGGTTCCGTCGGAGGTGACGGGTATCTGCATGCCCACCTGCTCGACGAGCGTCTGGTAGGTGATGCGGAACGCCTTGTCGATGGTCCTGCGTCTTGGAATGAGCCCGTAGTCGTCCGTGGCGCCCGTTGCCGTGCAGTCTGACGACCAGAAGAAGCCCGCCTTGCCGGTCCATGTGCGTGGCACGATGTAGCCCTTGGTGCTGAGCGCCGATGAGCTCGACAGTGTGACTACATCCGTTCCGAACGTCATTGTGGATGCCTTCATGGCTCCGTCCGACACTCTGGCCACGGATGTCTGCACGCTCGTCTTCGCGATGCGTCCGAGAAGGAGCCCAACGGCTGCCGCATCGTCGAGCAATGCGTCTGTGGCTGTCACGCCCGTCAGCTCGTTGCCGCACACGACGGCCACATGGCTGCTCTCTGCGAGCGTGATGTCAACGGCGTTGCCCGGCGTGGTCGGAGCCTTGATGCCCGCAACCACCAGCACGGGAGCGTACAAATCCTCCTCCAGGTCCTCGACGGCCGCCTCAAGCCCCTGTATGGCTGTGACGGTTCCGGATGATCCGAGCGGAGTGGTGACAGCTATCGCACGGCAGGCGCCGCCCGACAATGTCTGCAGGCTGGTGATGCCGGCTGCCGATGTAGTCGGCTTGGCGTTCAGTATCCACAGATAGGCCCCGTCGCCGGCCTCGTCGAAGAACTCGCGGATCATCTCGTAAGTGAGTGCGTCTGTTCCGCTGACCGTCACATCCGAAAGGGACGTGATGAGGTAGGCTGCGCCGTTGTGCTCCAGGTAGTTGTTAACCACCACGGCACCGTCTGGTATCAGTCCGCACACGCCGTCTGCGGTCGGCTCGGTCAGTCCGAGCTGCCCGTTTTGGAATGATATTCTGACGTATGGTAAATTCATATTGTCTGCTTTTTAATGGTTTCGTAAAAATCCCCCCGACCGTTCAGACCGGGGGAACCTTTCAAAATGAAGAAGCACTAAGCCTTGACGTTCCAGTTGGTGCCGTCAAAGTAGAATGTAGCCTCTGCGCCTTTCACAATATCGACGCCTGCGATCGTGATCTTGTAGTTGCCCGACTGAGCGTTCTTGATCGTCACGCATGAGCCGATCACTGCGTTGGTGTTGGCGAACGACCAGGTGGCGTCGGCGTTCAAAGTGGTGGTGTAGTTGACCACCGACTTGTAAGCGACCGGTGTCACAGTGGAGCCTCCAGCCAAAGCTGTAGCCTCGCGTCCGTCGTAGATCACGACGTAGTCTCCGAAGGCGATGTTGGTGTCTGCCTTCATGAGCATCTTCAGGAAGTGCTTCTCTCCGGCTGCGGACACTTTGTCCTCCTGGATGAATGCCTCGTCCTGATTCCATGCCACCGCTGCGAAGAGGTTGGACTCCAAGGAAGAGTCGGCCAACGTAAGAACGATGAGTCCCTCAGGCCACTGAGCCAAGCCGACGACAGGGATTCCGTTGTAGGCCAAGGTCTGCTGGATGGTGAGGTCGCCGTTCTTGTAGGTGTTGAGCTTCAACTCCTCGTCGTAGTTGTCCGTGTCGGCGATGGATGTGATGAACTTGAGGTTGCCCTTTCCGCGCAACGCTTTAGGAAGCTTGGAGAGCATTCTCTTGAATTTCTTCGCGTAGGTCGTGTCTCCCGAGGTGATTCCTCCGTCGAGTACGTCCTTATCGGCAAGGATGCGTGGCACGATGCCGTTGATCAGCTTGTTGTTGTCGCCGGCTACACGGATGCCGTTGATGTACTGGTTGCCAAGTTCTTCGGCAATCTTCTTTGCGAAGACTTCCAGGAACTCTGCCTGTGCGGATGCACTCCAGGTCTCCATCGCCATCGGTCCGTTCGGTTGCCAGCGTCTCCAGATGGATTCGAAGTTGCGAGGGTTGAACTCGGTGTAAGCCATGAGGTCCTGAGGCTCCAGGTACTTCTCAACGTATGTGAAGGTGCCTCGAGCGTCGCTGGAGTCTGGTTGCTCGATGCGGTGCTGCAGCAATGTGCCGACCGTCAACTCACCGATGTACAGTTTCTTCAACACGTCGGGTTCAACGTGGATGAGGTTCTTTTGAACCAGTTCGTTCTGCAGGGTTGCCTTGGTCAGCACCCTGTCGAGGAACTCGCCAGGATAGGCGGTTGTGATTGAAATTGCCATTGTCTGTATTGTTTAGGGGTTATTACTTGCGTTTAGCTATCTCGTCCATCTCCGATTGGAAGTAGGATTTCTTCGGGAGGTCTCCCTCGCCCTTGATGAAGTCTTCCACGCGTGCGGGTTCGGCCGGTGCGGGGATGGATGCCAGCATCTTGAGGGCGTTCTCTCTGTCGCTCTTGATGAGGTCTCGGTAGATGTCAGCCTGCGTCTGGCTGATTCTGCCCGACTCCAATGCGTCGGCTATCTCCTTCTCGTCCGCCTGCGCCTGCGCCTCCTCCTTCTCCTCCTTGAAGGATTCCACCTCGGCCTCCAGTTCGGCGATGCGTTTGTTCTTTTCCTCGATCTCGGCGTTCTGGGCCTCCAGCTCGTCGGATTGCTCCTGCGCCTTTGCGACCACTTCGTCTTCCGTGGAGCAGTCCTTGAATGCCGCCACGGCCTGAATCTTTGTCATGTCCATGTCGTTGTTTGGTTTTATGGGGTTAGTACTATGCATTCCGTCGGTGCGCCCGTTGAGGCAGTCGTACACTGCCGCCAAGCGGTCCTCGGTTCCTTTCGCCTCCGCCTTCTCAGCTATGCCCATGTCTATGCACTCGGAGGCTTCCAGCCAGTGATCCTTTCCGTCGAAGTAAGCTTCCCTCACCTCCTCGGCAGTCTTGCCGATCTTGCCGGCTATCATTTCGGCCAGATCGTCGTCGATGGAGTTGAGCATGTCGAGCTGTTCCTCCACCTGCTTGCTGTTGCCGTACACATACGAGCTTGCAGAATGAATCATCAGGCGGCTGTACTCGGCCATCTTGAGAGGCTTTCCGCAAAGCGATATGACCGCAGCCGCGCTAGCCGCCAACGCATCGACCACAATGGTCACGTCGTCGCATGCCAGTACTGCCGAACGTATGGCTATGGCTTCGAACACGTCACCGCCCGAACTGTTCATGTGCATCTCGATGGGTTCCCCGCCATGCTCCTGCAGCCAGGTCACCACCTCCTTCGAGGTTACTTCCCAGCCTATCTCTCCGTATAAAAGTATTTTTGCC